TGAAAGGTTTATTGTGTTAATAAAAAAATCCGTCTTCGCTCTGTGGCGGTAACAGAACAAATTATTCTTATAATAAATTAACTTTTATTATAAATTACAAAGGAATAATAGTGTTCTCAGAGCGGCGATATATCAATAGATGGTATTATTAAAAGATATCTGTGATGGATATATAGCGCCGGCATTAGTATCACCATTTCATATTGGGGATATAGCACATGAAGAGATAGTAATATTTGATCCAATATTAAAATTGCATGTAATAGATACTTTAGAAGAGCCAAATTTAAAAAATATTACAGAGATAATATATACAAATAATCCAATAATATCTATAAATAATAAACATATAATAGATTTACGCTTAATTATAGGTGGCGCAAATAAACCAGCAGATAAGAATAGTTTTTTTGATAAAAAGAATAAAAAAGAGATAGATAAGGCAATAATAGATGCAAATAAGTAAAAATATAAATATAAAGTCGCATGTGAGAGATATACATCCGCATTCTACAATTTATTCGGATGATTAAAAAACGCGGACAAACAATAAAGGTACTAAATAAAAAAGAGTCAAATTTATGAAGAAAAGAATAGATAAATTTAAATAATTTAGATAAAAACAGGTAAATAAAAAATTAATTCGGTTTTTTAGGAAAAATAATTATCTTTATATATTTTAATAAAGATGGGTGGTGGACTTTTGTATAATGCATAGGTCTGAAAAGTGCCTCACTTGATTGAATAATATTATAAATCAAGATGATGATAAGTGGTGTATTAAAAATGGCATAACTGCCAAACCACTGGTGCTAGTCGTAGTTTAATTAAACCATCGGCGACAAAGTCAAAATGCGGGAACATCCTCAGGTCTAAGATACTAAAAGTAAAAATTCTTAGAATAAAGGGGACAATCCGCAGCCAAGCCTTAGCTTAAAATGCTTTGGAAGGTTCAGAGACTAAACGGCTTTGGGTTAGTAATTGCTAGCTTAAGATATAGTCCATTCCCTAGATATTAAAAATATTGAATAGATATTTTTGATAAAAATATGTTGAAAAACAGGGTAATAATAAGTATGCAACTTTAAGAAAGCTATAGAGTTGAACAGCGGGCTGGATAAAAACAGTGTAACCTGCTAGTGATATGGTGTTTGAAAGCACCAAATTGCGACATCATTAATTTGCGGGAATCTTCTTACGTCTTGATTACTTAATATAATAAAGAAATTTATAATATTAAACAGGTTAATAACCATGTATGTAGTAAAAATATCAAGAATTGAACAATCCGCAGCCAAGCCTTGGTTTAAATACTTAGGAAGGTTCAGAGACTATAATGGATGGGTCCTTAGGGGCTTAAGGTATAGTCCTCATTAATGTGAAAACATTAATATAAGAGGTAGCTTATGGCGCTCAGGATATCTACCTTACCGGAAATCCTCAAATTACATTTTTCAAGGTAATATATCGTAGACATACCAATTTTTCAATGGAGTCTATCGAGCAAACCTTTAATTAGTTAAGGGTTGAAAAGTGACAAGGATTATTTAAAATGCTAATAAAATAATCAACAAATCTTTAATTGGTTAGCATATTCAACCAAAGTTGCTAGTTTCAGAAGTAATATATTTCTTTTGGAGCGACGTTATCAAATTGCTGGAAACTGCTTAGAGTCTATAATACCAACTTAAAATTTAACGAAATTAAGGGCCTTGAAATAACAAGGGTACGGTAAAAATTTATAGAATTGCATTATCAGCAACCAAGTAATTTTAAGATATAAAATGTCTTAAATTTATGCAGCTAAGAGACTTTATGATAACGGGTCATAAGATATTATGATTCAAGATAAAGTCCGTCCTAATATGAAAATATTAGAATAAGACGTTAACGGTTAACAAACCTGGCCGCAGTGAAGGATGCAATGCCTTTGCTAATACACATCTTGATGCGGGAACCCCTCTTATAGTAAGAATAATACTATGTGATGTTTGAAAGAATTTCACAGACTAGTGATAATACCACTTCTCGGATAGTAATAATAAATTCTTATAAAGGGCGATCCGCAGGTGAGTTTCTGAATCCGTTATGTCAGGATAAGAAGCCATTTCAGAGACTGAACGGGTGTGAGCGTGATAGATATGACAAATCTAAAAGATCGCTTAAGATACAGTCCAACTTATAAAGAATAGATAAACTTTATATTTAATGCAGGCCGATTTTGGAAAGAAAGTAACATGCACTATTTCTCGTAACGGAGACCTTATTGAATAGGGTTGAAAAGTTGTGTGAGCGTGAAAATAAGAGATAATCACGTTATTAAACCACTAAATGGCCTCTTTTATTAAACCATAACAGCTAGTGCTTCAAGCGCAACACTGTCAAAATGCCAGAATTCCTTAAAACTGCTAATACCAAGGTAAATGTTAACATATTTACTGGCGTGAAGAAAATCACGGTATGGTAATAATTTAGTAGATTAGGCAACCGGCAGCCAAGTTTGTAAAATCGTTATGCAAGATTTTATAAATGCAGTTCAACGACTATACGTCAGTGGATTTGAGAGATCTAGCAAATCTTATAGAAAATCTAAAATATAGTCTAGTCTTTATAAGAGATTATAAAGTATTTCGTATTCACCGAACTTACTTAAGGGTGGAGCTTCCATCCGTAACAGTCCCAAATAACACCGCATTCAGGTGGTTAAATTGGGTGGGACAAATTTTAGTTTCAAATGTCGAGTTAGAGATTGGAGGACAACGAATTGATAAGCATTATGGAGATTGGCTCCACATTTGGAATGAGCTTACTCAGACTGCAGGCCACCAACTTGGTTATGCCAACTTAGTAGGAAACATTCCATCCCTTACCATGCCTCTTAAGAACACATCCGGAGCATCCGCAACCGTGAATGGCCAAACTCTTTGGATTCCTCTTGAGTTCTGGTTCGCACGTAATCCCGGCCTTAAATGCTAGGGCTTAAAAGTGTCACTCTATATCAAAATATGTATAAGATATAGTAAAACAGTTAAGTGGCACATATTCGATTCCACAGACACTAGTCTTGTTATATTCGACAAGGCAACAATATAAAATTGCAGGAAAATCTTAAAGCTATAAGAGTACCAAGGTTTAAACGATAGTTTAAACTGGCTGAGAGAAAAACTCAGGTATGGTAAAAATCTCATAGATCGCAAAATTGCGAATAGATGATCCGCAGCCAAATTCTTCTACATAAATCAGAAGAATCGGTTAAGAGACTATACGATATTGGGTTCTATTTTAAAAAATAGGGCTTAAGAGATAGTCCACTCCCTACTTGAAATAAGTCGAAAGACTGGGTATCAAGGAGCACTCCCACTTATCGCCTTACAATACCATGAGGTCAAGATTAACCTCGAGATCAACAAGGCAAGTAATTGTTGTTGGGCAGCAACCACCGCTGATGCAGGAGTAACTTGGGTGTATAACGCAAATGCCGTTTCAACCCCCAATATGAATTCCTGCTCTTTATTCGTGGATTATATTTATTTAGATACAGACGAAAGAAGAAGGTTTGCACAAGTTTCCCACGAATATTTGATCGAACAATTACAATTTACAGGAGAGGAATCAACTAACACCGCCTCCAATAAAATTAAATTGAACTTTAATCACCCTTGTAAGGAGTTAATCTGGGTTATTCAGCCAGATGATAACACCAATCAAGCTACGGCACCATACGGAGCTCAATGGTTCAACTACACTGATGCATGGGATTATACCTATGTGCCTTCCACCACTACCAATGGAGATATTTATAATGCATCTGGTATTAATATTATTACTCCATCACCTTTCGCAGATCGCGATGCTGGTGCAATGCCTGGTATTGCAGCAGGAGGTGCAAATAACGTGTTTGTTCCAGTCTCATTCGAGAATGGTTCAAATCCCGTGAAGACATGCAAATTACAACTCAACGGTCATGATAGATTCTCCGAGAGGGACGGGAGATATTTTAATCTCGTACAGCCTTATCAACATCATGAGAATGTTCCTTCCCAAGGAATTAATGTATATTCATTCGGTCTTAAGCCCGAGGAACATCAACCTTCAGGAACCTGTAACTTTTCCCGAATTGATAACGCAACTCTTGCCGTTCTTTTAACCCCTGCATCCGTTGCAGGAGGAAGGACTTGCAAGATTCGTGTGTATACTATTAATTACAATGTTCTCAGGATTATGTCTGGTAATATACCCTTTGCCAGAAAGAGCTATAAAATAAATCGATATAGCTAGTCTATGTTTTGTATAAAAACATATGGCGAAACCGCTTGTTGCGGGAATCCCCTAAAACCATTTCTCCTAAATAATATAACGGAAACGTTATTATCTCTGAGATTATAACTCAGATATGGGAAAAATAAAATGGATATTACAATGGGCAATCCGCATGCTTAGTTTTGGTTAAATACTGAAACGGCGACAGAGACTGAACGGTGGTTGGTCCTTCGGGGCTTAAGATACAGTCCGGCTTAGTGTTAAAACATTAAGATTAACCGATGGGTGGCCTTAATGTTAGGGCCAAAAAGTCACAGGATATGATGAGAAACATCATATATAAATCCTTAGTGGCTAGTGTATGTTAACAAAAATACGCGACATATCTTGTTGCTGGAAACTCCTTAGAGTCTTTTCTACCAAGTTTAAAGCGAAAGCATTTAATGGCCTTGAAAAAACAAGGGTATGGTTATAATGAAAAGAATTGGATGATCAGCATGTTAAGTTTCTTACTTAAAAAAAGAAACGACGCCAGAGACTGAACGGATATGGGTCATAGTTTGCTATGGCTTAAGATACAGTCCCTCGTATTAATAAATTTTTATGATCAAAGGTGCTTTAATTGCTAGAGCAGAAAAGCTTCAGACTATAATGACCTTGGCTCTCATTATAGATAAAATCTTAAGATACCAAGCTATGATATCAGAAGCTAGTATGTGTTTACTACACATGCAACATATCTTGTTGCGGGAAAGTTCTAAAGTCTATTATACCAATGTTTTATGTGAAAATATTTAACAGACCAAGAAAAAACTTGGATATGGTAATAAATAATAGAATTGAACAATCCGCATGCTAACTGACTTTAAATAAGTTGGGGCGTCAGAGACTGAACGGATATGGGTCATAGTTCGCTATGGCTTAAGATACAGTCCTCCTTTATTATAAATAATAAAGATAAGAGACAGTAATTAAATTTTTATATTTTTTAGAACATAATAAAAAAAGTAAGCTTATAAATTATTTATTTAGATTATCTCTTAATTGTTGATGATAATCTAACATATTTTGTTTTCTCGTACCTAATTTTAAATCAATTAGCCAATTTCTATAACTACCATTGTCAAGTGGCGCATAATCATCATGTAAAATTTCTCCATTAAAAGCAATCCAAACTAGATTATGAATATAATAACGTTCTTTTTATTTATTTATGGTTAAAACGATTGATTGGTTGTCATAATAAAATACAAATAAGAAACAGTATTTAAATCTATTTTATAAAATTTGATTAAATATTTTAGAAATTATAAAAAAACAAATTAAAAAAATATATAGATTGCTTTATAAATAAAAGCAAATTTCCGCACTCCCTCCGCGCAGGGAGTGAGATGTTTGAAATGCCAGATCATAAATTATTGGATATATTATTGAATGAATTTACAGAGGATGAAGAGATATTATTTGTTAAAAATTTTCATCTATATTTGAAATATGGCATGGACAATGACGCTTATGTAATTGATTTAGATGATATTTATGAATGGATCGGGTATGGAAATAAAGGCAAAGCAAAAAATATGTTAATTAAAAATTTTAGTAAAGATAAAGACTATAAAATTTTGCTTGACCAACAGGAGAAGCGCAACATTAATGATGATAATCGAGGCGGATTTAACAAAGAAAAAATAACTATGACTGTTCATACTTTTAAAGAGTTTTGTATAATGGCAAATACAACAAAAGCAAAAAAACTGCGCATTTATTATATCAAAATGGAAACAATAATGTTTAAATTTATTGAAGAAACAAATAAAAAGTTAATCGAAACAATTACAAATGATAATAATAAAGCAAATGAACTAAAGAAAGAAGATGTATTGAAAAACGCATATGATAAGAAACCAGTTGTATATATAATAAAATTGCAAACATTTGAAAATGGAAATTATATTATTAAAATTGGAGAAACTGATGATATCAAAGATCGTATATCGAAATTAAAATCTGATTTTAAGTGTACAGAGATTCTATTATTGGATATATTTGCATGTAATAATAATAAAGCATTTGAATCACATATTCACGAATATCCAAAAGTAAAAGATTATAGATTTTACGGACTTGTTAATAATTTTAAAAAATCAAGAGAAGTGTTTTTAATTAAAAATAGTCTACATTTAGATAATATTATACGTATTATGCAGAAACAAGTTATCTATTTTAAAGAAAAAAACAAAGATATTATCAAGTTATGCAACGAACAATTAAAACTAAAATTATTAAAATCATTTGAAAATGATCCAGAGAAATTATTGGAAGCTATGAAGCTAGTAAATTATAATCCTAAAGATAATCCTGAAGATATTCCTGAAGATCTTAAAGATAATCCTGAAGATCCAGAAGATCCAGAAGATCCTGAAGATCCCGAAGATAATCCCGAAGATAATCCTGAAGATGATTTATATGTGAATAGTAATATAACAGGTCCAAAAGTTCAAGTTTATGATTTAAATGATTTTTCAAAAGTTATATCAGTATATGATAGCATCACAGAAGCTACGCGAAAACATAAAAATGCAAGTTATACAGGAATCAAATTTGCAGCGAAAAATAAAACATCTTATTTAACTCATCGATGGCATTTAATTGATCGAAATATGGAAAATTCGTATGAACCACAAAATATTGGAGATACTGTTGCTATTTGTGAAAGAAAAACAGGTTATGTTGCGATGTTAAATCTGGAAAAAACAGAAATAATAAAAGTCTTTGTAAATCAAAAAGAAGCAGCAAGTTATATAAATCAATTTCCGTCAGTTCTAAGCACTGCTTTAAAATTTAATAAAATCACACCATATAACCATTATTGGAAATTTTGGAATGAAGTCGATGAAAATATTAAAAACAATTATTTAGAAAATAATGATTTGCCATCTTTAGTGAATTTGAAAGGTGTTCATATTGAACAAATTGATCCAGAAAATAATAAAGTTATTGAAATTCATTTATCTATTACAGATGTTGCAAAAAAATTCAAAATATCTCCCAGAAAAATAAAATCAGTATGTGAAACTGGAATAGTTTATAAAAAATATATTTGGAGAATTGTAGAATTATAAGTTATGGCTAAATCAACTGTAACAAGTAGATATCATTAAATTATTTTTAAATTATTGATATCTATGCTAGTCTTGTTGATTGCATATATTTTTATATGGTTAAAAATTAAAGATATAACTTTAAAGATATCAAAATCTTTATTTTCTGGATTATATCTAATAAATTGACAATCTAATTTCTTTTCAATATATGTTTGACGTTGTTTATCTTTTTCTATATTATTTTTATGATGATTTTCATCGCATTCAATCGCTAATTTGTAATCTATAAAATATAAATCAATTCGATAATTATCAATCGTATATTGATGTTTTGTATTTTCATCTTTAAATACAGTTAAAATGTTCATAATTGTAGAACTTTCATAAGTCGGCGAATAAATATTAGTACAATTCATACCAAATAATTGAGATACTTCTGAAGCATATATAGAACGACTTTTAGAAATTAGTAATTTAACAGCATTTTGAGTTAAATATGTCATCGATTGATTTCCACTATTAGTTTTTCTGATTACTTTATCATTTATATTTTTAATACTTGTATGTATATTTGATATTTTAAGTAACTTTCCTATATCAGCTGCATTATATAATTTATTTTCATCTTCTATAATAATGCGTACTTCGCATTGTTTATCTTCCATTATTTTTAATTTAATTTTAAATAATTCTATCAAATTTTTAAATTATATAAAATTTGATAGAAATTAAAAAGTATTTAAAGACAACTCATATAATATATTTAAGCATGGATATACTGGAAGCATTTATAGAAAATAATTCTCTACAAGTTAAAAATTATAATAATGAAAATTTGTATAATTTATCAGAAATAACAGATCTTTTACATATAAAAGATATTGAAAAATGTATAGATAATAAATATATTAAAAAAATAATTGAATCTGGTATGCAAGATGTGACATTTCTTACAGAAGCTGGTTTATATAAGTTATTGATGGTTTCTCGTAAGCCAATTGCTGAAAAATTTCAAGAATGGATCGAAGATATTCTAATTTCAATTCGTGAAACAGGAAAATATGAATTGGATCTAAATAATCAAACTATTCAAGAAGCTATAAAAAAAGAAGCTGAAAAATATAAATTATCAAATGAACAGGCTAATCATGATGCATTGACATCTTCTTATGCTAATAAACCAGTTGTTTATTTTGGTAAAATCAAAAACATCGATAATAAAATTCTAATTAAAATTGGTGCGACAATTGATACAAAAACAAGAGAAGAAGAGCTTAAAAAAGATTTTGGATCGATGACTTTCTTTAAAATTATTGATTGCCCTGTAAATGAAACATTTGAAAAATTTCTGCATAAACACCCTTATATAAATCAATTTATGTATAAAGACAAAGTGTATGAAGATAAATTATCGCACGAGGTCTTTTTAGTAACAGAAGAAGAATGTGCAAAAATAATAAATATAGCAAATCATAATATTTATAAATTTAGAAATCAATTAGATATCAATATTGAGCACTTAATTGAGCTTGAAAAAATTAAATTACAGCAATTAGAATTTAAATCTAAAACAGACGACGACGAATCATCTTCAGATGATGAAGACGAAGATATGAAACAAAAAATATATTGTTATGAAAATGGACTTGTTGCTAATTATCGTAATCATACACAAGTTCGTGGTGATAAAATTCAAATATATAATCCAGAAACAAAAGAATTAGTTAAAACTTATGACTGCTTGGTTGCAGTTACTCGCGAACGCGATTATATGCAAGACGCGTCCCGTAATATGATTTTAAATGCTATAAAAAATAATACTATTTATAAAAATTATAGATGGTTAAAATTAACTCGCGATTTATCCGATGATACTATTCAAGAATTATCAGAGACAGTAAAATCAGTATGTGTCAATAATGGTTTTGTAGCTATGTTAAAATTAGATAAATCAAGAATCGAAAAAGTGTTTTGTGATCAAATTGCTGCTTCAGAAGATAGGCAATTTAAAACGGGTGCTGCGATTTGCAAAGCAATTAAATGTGGTACACAAAGCGGCGGACATTATTTTAAAATGTGGTTCGATTGCGACGAACAACTTAAAAATGAATATTTATCTCGTGAACAATTGCCATCTAAAAGAAAAACAGTCAATTCTATTAGTATTCAAAAATTAAATCCAATTACAAAAACCCTTATCAAAGAATATATGTCAATGGAAGAAGTTATAAAAGAATATAAAATAGGCAGAGCCACTATAAAAAAAGCATCTGAAAGTGATTATATTATCTGTGGATTTAAATGGAAAATTATAACTTAATTTTTTTTAAAAACTCTTTAAGTAGATTTATTATTACTTATTATTAATGGATGTTGGAATAAAAATTTTGGATCTATTTCATAACTAATACGTTTCGAGATTGGCCTAGTATTTTTAGGTAGTGGAATATATTTTTCAATAGGTTTAAGTTTTTCAAATGGCATTTCAAACTTAATTTGTGCTGCAAATTTTTTAGCTTTTTTAGTCATTTTTTTCACATGTTTAATATTGTCAAAACCACTATTTTTATCTTCATAATTAGTTATAGCGCCGGCCCTAATTGGAAATGTTAATAAATTATAAGACGAAAGAGACTGCTGCGATAAATGATGTATTCTTTAACAGTCTACGTCATTTTACGTTTTCATCAATGTTTCATTTTCGAAACAAAGCGTCATTTGCTCCTTAATTAATTGGATCTGAAATACAATGACGGAGGTCAGCTCTCGGATTTATAGAAATTACCACACGTTTGCTTCGTATTTTATAAAGATACAACACGCTGCTTTTGCATCTCGTCCCGCTTCGTAGTTGCAATTTACGCAATGAAATGTTCTTTCAGAAAGCGACAAGGTGTTCGATTTGCCGCAACAAGGACATCCTTTCGTCGTTCCCCATTCACTCCATTGTTTCACTGAACCTCCTTTTGCTTCTGATTTGTAAAACAGACGTGTTTTAAATTTATAATGTCCGAGCGTTTGTAGTTTTCTTTTAGCAGCCTTGGTTATCGTACCGCTTTTTAAAATACTTTGCACGTTAAATTTTCCTAAGATAATTTCATTGTGTGTTTGCGTCAAGTGATTGATAACTTTCCAATGCATATCATCGATTTGATTTTTGATTCGCTTTCTTAATTTAGTTATTTTCTCTTGTTTACGATTGATTAAAGTGTCTTTAGTATCGATTCGATGCTGTAAGTAACTTATTTTTTTTAAATCGCCCAGCGTCTTCTGATTCTCGGAGACATAATTATAGATATTTCCATTCGTCGAATAACCCGTCAAGAACGTCGAAATTCCTGGATCCAACGCAATTTTAGGCTTCGGCTTCTGATTAGAAACTTCTAATAGTTTTTTGATTGGTAATAATAACCACCAATCACCATATTGATCTTTATGGATTTTAGGATCTCCAAACGTGTCAGGCAATTGTTCGTAGCATTTGATAGCGGTCGTTAATTGCTGTTGACAAACTTTAAAACCCGGAATATTATTTCGCTTTTTTCGTTTCTTCTTTTTGCGTCCGATATATTTCTTTGATATAATCACGGGTACGATACATCTTTTTTCCATCGATATACTCCAACTTTCGCCCCGTTTCGATTTAAAAGGCAATGGTCCTTGAGTTCCTTTGACGTTGTATTTAAAAGCCATTGTTTTGATTGCTTGATACGCCGCTCGTGCGTCTCTACATGCACAGGCTCGTATGCGTTGATCAATATTTAAAAGCCATGGATTTTTTAAATATAAATCTCGTGTATTTAATAATTTAAGTTCGGTTGTCGTATATTCTTGATAATTGGGAATACTCTTTTGATTCTTAAATTTTTTAGCCGTCGCATAGTCGTTGCGATAATCATAAAACGATTTTACTTCCGGATATCGAAACTGGAATTCGAGATCGATCGGTTTTACTGCTGGATCTTTTGATATAACAATCGTCAATTTACAACCCTTTTTCTTTGTATACTTTAGTTTAACTTTCATTTTGATTTCGTTATAATTAATTTTGAGCACCCATTTGCGAGGCATTTCGAATCGCGGATCAAGATTCAGTTTGACTTTTTCATCTTCTTGAATTTTTAACGTCGCTACAACAAAGTGATTTGCGTCTGGATGGGATCCAATATCTTCGATGACTTTATTGTAAATAAAGCGATAACCATGCCACCATTCTGTTAATTTTTCTTTTTGTTCTTTTGTAGGATTCAATTTGATTTTACGCGTGATATCGAGTGATGTAGTTTTTAATGTCTCTGTTAAAGATAAATCAACGGGATTAGCATGACGTTCAATTGAAGCATTATACCACGAATCAGTATTTGATTTTGTAGAAGAAATTGGATTTAAACCCGGTTTCCAAACTCTACTTGCTACTGGGATTGTTTTTGAATTCCACCAATTGATCATTTTTAATTAAAATTAGTTTAAATATCACTCAAATTTTGTTTCAGGATCTCTGAACT